AGCTAGAAATATCTTACAATGCAAATAAATTATTTTACTAAACCTGTTCCTTACATAGTAATTGACAATTTTTTAGGTGTCAAAAACAACAGTCACCTGTTGGCTATGATAGCTGCGGTCGAAGACAAAATGATTGACGCAGAAATTATCGACCACGGTGTACGAAGAATTGATCACGGATTCAGAAAAAATTTAAACTTGTGGTTAGATACATTTGATGACAGTACTTTGGATATTATGTCCGTTTTTACAGAAAAGTTTTTTCATTCTAGTATAGAACAAGCAGTGTCTAAGATTCCAGAGTTGAGTCATTATGTTGGATCACACTCAAGAAACTATAATATGGTTTTGAGTAGATACCACTCAGCGGATTTTTATAAATGGCACACTGATGGCGGTGGGCATGTGACTTGGAATTACTTCTGCTATCAAACGCCCAAACAATTTGTTGGAGGCGATTTTGAATTGAGCAACGGACTTTATCAACAAGAACGAACGGAAACAACTACCATAGAATGTGTAAACGATAGATTGGTAATTTTTCCTGCAATGTACCAACACTCAGTGACACCCGTGTCTTCTGAAGATAATTTAAGTGGATTAGATTGCAGGCACAGCGTACAGGTATTTTTTTCATGACAAGTCAACTAGAACCAGGCGCCAGTTATGTATACGAGCGTGATGGTGCTCGAGTATATGCTCGAAAAATAGGTGAAACGGAAAGAATACTGATAGGCGAAGATTATGATTTGGACGATAGACGCCGCATTACACAAATAGTTGAAGAGTGGGTTCCGGTAGTACAAGCAGCCGAGCATAATCCTGCTTTACAAGATGCACTTGAACGTGCTAAAATTATATACGAACTTAGCAAAACACAAGAACCATTATTTCATCATCCGGTATGAGCGACAAACTAAACATAAACAACGAAATGCGAGCCTTTGACAACAAGGATCGAGACTTCTATAAAAATCTCACAGAAGAAGAAAGAAAAAAGTTCAGCAATTTTCTTATGATTCGTTGGGGATCCAGTGTACAAGGAAGTGCAGAATTGCAGCAGTACTATTTGCTTTCGTGCAATGAAAACCTAAACAAACACTTTTTTGACCTAGCACGATATCCAGAACTACAGTGGGCCGCAGCAACCACAGTCAGCCCAGGCATGGGCACATTTAGACACGACTGGATCAAACAAAAGAAACGTGACAGCAGTAACAACAAAGTTGTTAAATTTTTAAGGCAAGTGTATCCGGATTACAAACAAGACGAACTAGAGTTGTTGGCTCAAATCAACGACATCAGCGACATAAAGAAACTAGCTAGAGAGCATGGATGGGATGACAAGCGAATCAAGTCAGAGCTATAAGTGTAAATATTGTGATAAAGAATTCAGAAAAGAAAGTACACTAACAGCGCATCTGTGCGAACAAAAAAGACGCTGGCAACAGGAATCTGAAACAGGAGTGCAGTTTGGACTTAGAGCATATTTACAATTCTATGAAACTACACAAGGTAGCGCACGGCTTAAAAGCTATAGCGATTTTGTTGCAAGTCCGTATTACAATGCTTTTGTGCGGTTCGGTAGATACTTGGTTGCTGTTCGCTGTATTAACAGCACAAGTTTTACAGAATGGCTATTAAAAAATAACAAGAAATTAGACTATTGGTGTAAAGATAGTTTCTATGAGGAATGGCTACATGAATATGTTAAAAAGGAAGCAGTCCAAGATGCGCTCGAGCGTGCCCTCAAAACCATGGAAGAATACACCAATGGAGATAGTGGCCTTGCTGCTTACAGCCATTATTTTAAGTACGGGAATCATAATAGGATTTGTCATCATATTACCACTGGCCGCATTAGTCCTTGGATTGTTTTTAATTGTGCTAGCGGCATTGAGTTTCTTGAGTGTCTGGATGAAGGGCTTTTGGCTATTATTATTCCTTGGATTGATCCTGATTATTGGAATCGTAAGTTCGCGGATTACGTAGCTGATGCAGAGTGGTGTAAACATGTTCTTAGCGAGGCTGGATTATGAAATTTAAGTCGGACATTGACATTGATGTAGCTGATAGAGATCAGGCGCTAGCAGTGCTTGATCACACCGCAGCAAGTATCATACGCGATGGTAAAATTGCCAAACACAACACTGGTGTATATTTTACACCTATTCCTGTGGATCCTTTTACTGGTCGATCAAGCTTGGATTACGAAGCAGCTGAAGATCGCGGCTACGTAAAAGTTGATGTTCTTAATGTTGGGTTATATTCTCAAATAAAAAATGAACAGCATTTACAGCATTTGATGAGTCAGGAACCGCTTTGGGATTTACTGTTAGCCCGAGACTTTTGTGCCCAACTAATACATATAGGCGCACATTATGATACATTAATCAAAATGCCCGAAGCAGTTAACTCAATTCCTAGATTGGCAATGTTTCTTGCTGTAATACGTCCGGCAAAACGACATTTGATTGGACGAACATGGCGGGAAGTTGCTGAAACTGTCTGGGAACGACCTGCGGGGGATGAGTATTATTTTAAGAAAGCCCATGCTGTGGGATATGCACACTTGGTTGCTGTTAACATGAACTTGATTTGCGAACAAGTCAGTGCAGAATATCTCTAACCTACTTTACGTACTAGTGTAATTGATCTACGTTTGCTGCGTTTGGCAGCGATTTCTTTAAGGCTCACTTGCGGGCCAAATCTGATTTCCACATCTTTGCTGTTCATGGTTTTGACCACAGCCCTGAATGGCGTCCACTCCTGTTTTAAAAACACATTAATGGGTATTAATCTATTACTTTCCCACCACCACATTTCGGCCAGCTCCAAAAACTGCTGTTTTTGATCTAGAGTTTTCAAGGCGCCGTAATCGTATATAGTAGTAATTACTTCGTCTAAGTTTTGGATAACTCCTATATACTCATTTCCACCGTATACAAGGTAAGTTAAGAATGGATATTTTTTTAATAATTCTGTGTAGCCGGGTTCAACCATTTTTTCCATAAATACAAGATAATGCAAATCCAAGCTTATTTATATTCCAATATTGTCCAGGTCCAAATTTGGGATCCTGCCATATTTTCACCAAGGAACAGAGTTGTGTACAGTCGCCCTATAACCATTTATCAAGGAATCGACAATCCTTTACAAATTGTCGTAAAAAATCAGGATCAAAAATCAGTTAATATGACAGGATACACTGTACAATTAGCTATAGAAGATCCTGTAAATGAAACAACTGCTTACAGTCTTGCAGTTAGTTTTACAGATATAACAAAAGGACAGGGTACAGTAATCATTGACACAGCTACAGTAAACAGCTTGGATCAAAGAATCTACAAGTTGACCCTAAAAAAAGTATTAGTGTCAGACAGCAGCGAAAGCCCGTTATATATAGATGACAACTTTAGCGTTCCGTTGGATTTAGAAGTTAAACCTGCATATTACTCAACAACTGAGCCTGCCCCTGCATTGAATGAAGTTGTAATTGATAGCGGATTATTACCATGACAGTAGCTAATGTAAACGTAACTAAAGTATTATTGAAACGTGGTAATACTGTACAAAACAATAATTATACCGGAGTAAGCGGTGAATTAACCATTGACACTCAATTAAAAACACTACGAGTACACGATGGTATAACTGCTGGTGGTAATGCTATAACTGCGGAAGGTGCAATTGGATCATACAGCAATACAAATACTGCTGCATATCTGGCTTCACAAAGTATAACCAGCGCAAACATCGGCGCATTTCAAACTTTTGCCAATGCCAATGCAGCCACACAAACCACAAGTATAAACTCTATTAATGCCAATGTGGGTGCGTATCAAACTTTTGCCAATGCCAATGCAGCCACACAAACCACAGAAATAAATTCATTACGAGCAAATATTACTGCGGCCAACGCAGCCATAACTTCATTACAAAGTAATGCGGCCATTCAAGCAACCTTGCTAGACACATTAACTGGTAATGCAGCCACACAAAGTCAAGTACTAGATACACTAACATCAAATGCCGCTACGCAAGCAAACACACTGAGCACATTGTTAGGCAACGCAATAACACAACAAACCAGCCTGATAGATTTATTGGCCAACGCAGTCACTCAGTCTCAACAGATAGCCAGTGTTACAGGAACATACAGCAATGCCAATGTGGCCACTTATCTATCTGCCTTCAACGGCAACATACTACCAAGTGCCAATGTGACCTACAGCCTGGGAAGTGAAACTCGTCAATGGCGGGACTTATGGGTCAGCAACAATACAATCTATATTGGAAACACTCCCGTCCGTGTGGATGGCGGAACCTTGTTGGTCAACGGCGCACCTGTTGGTAGCAGCACCAGTTTTGATCTTGAAATGCATGTCAGCAAAGACGGCAATGACAGCACTGGCACAGGAACCATACTACGACCATATCTGTCCATAACTCACGCACTCACACAGGTCACCGGTGGTCGCAATACTGTCGTGATACATCCGGGTGGATACACGGAAAATCCCACTATAACCAGTCTGGCCACACAGTTAATAACCTATGATGCCACAGGTGCTAGCACCTTGGTCTACGGCACAGTCACCATTGCCAATACCACAGGTAGGATTGCCGGACTCAAGATGACCAATCTGGCCATCACAGGCAACGCACAGGCTTATATCAACAGTTCAACTGTGGACGAACAATTTACCAAAAGCAGTTCGGGCTATGTGGAAGTTGATGATTGTGAACTACAGACAACTGGTAATGTGTTGATATCTGGTTCAGGCATCACCACCATCATCGGCAACAAAATAAACAATCTAGTGGTCAACAATGCAGGAGCACAGGTCTTGGTCAAAGGAGCCAATGACTGTGTGATGCCTCAGGTCATTGCAGGTAGCTTGAACATTGTTGATTCAACAATTCGTGCTTCAAGCAACACAGCCAATGCTGTCACTGCCAGTGCTGGCACCGTAGTTACCTTGATGAACAATCAGATAGTGACTCCTACGGCTGACAACGTGGCTCGTGTGAGCATAGCAGGATATCACAGCATTATCAGCGTGGTCTACGACAAGGCCAACAGCACACTCAGCAACAGCCTCAACAGTGTGGTATATTTTCAAACAGCCAATGTAGACAGTCTAGTGAGTACAGGCAATATCAGTGCTAGCCAATACAACTTCGCCAATGGTGTAAGCATCCTGAGCACTGTGGGTGGTACATATAGCAACGCCAATGTGGCCACATACCTGCCCACATACTCAGGCAACATTGCGGCTAACATTAGCAAAGCAGGCTACACTTGGACCTTTGGCACAGATGCTGTCCTAACTTTACCTTCGGGCGCAACTATTTTAGAAAGCGGGTATGGAAGTGCAGGCGCTATAAGATTAAAACCCAATGGTGGTACCAGCACACAGTATCTAGAAATAGCACCTACTACGGTGGATGGTAATCATGTTCATCTGATGGCTGGCAGCGGTACCGAACTGTTCCTAGGCGACGATAATCACTATGTTAAATTGGCCAATACTGGTGGTGTGGTAATCAACAGCAATGACAGTGCCGGCAATACTGCACAATGGACATTTGGCAAGACTGGAACTACACAATTCCCAGGCTCAAAAATCTTGGCACCAGTTAGTGAAAGTATCACTATGCAGAGTGATCAATATTCACAGTTGATGTGGGAAAACGCTAATCTAACCGTGGCCCCAAATATGGCCATTAACT